TTAAATTACCTCATACCAGTCATCGGAAAGGATATCGGACTGAGAGGCGAGCCAGCCCGTAAGTACGGCAGTTCTGCCGGAGCTGTCATGTGTGAACATTCTGATTGAGCCGAGACAGTTCAATTCATTTTCACCTTCTCCGAAGCACTCAAGAAGTCTTTCGTCACGGCACCACTCACGCTTTACCATCGCCGGAGGAAGAAGCCAAATATACATTCCTTTGCCATTCCAACCTGTTCGTGCGACCTTTTTGCCTTCTTTGAGCTTACGAATCGCCTCACTGAAGCTGAATGTCTCATATTCCTTTCTGACCGGATATTCCGCAAGTTTACGCAGATCGTTGTCGTTAACGATCTGCCACTTATCAGATGCAATATTTTCGAGCGTATAAAACACGTCCTGTGTATCTCTTATATCGAGCACAGAGCCCTCTTTTGTGTGCATCTTGATAGAGTTATCCTCCATATCCCAATAGCCGAGCCAAGTCGGAAGTTTAATCTTTTTACCCTCTTTGAGAGCTTTAAGCGCATCTTTAAAATACATATAAATCACTCCTTACTTCGCAGCCAGCACATAGCAGGCTCTGATTGTCTGCGGACCGGCGAGGCCGTCGACGGTAATGCCTGCGGCTTTCTGTACCTGCATTGTTGCCGTTCGGGTGCCTGCGCCAAAGATGTTGTTATTGTCTACTCCCTGCGAGATTATACCCTTTTTCTTGAGAAGCATAAGCTGTTGTTTGTATGAGTAAACGCCCTCGTTGCGGTCGCCTACTTGAAAATATCCTCTTGTCATATCATTACCTCCTACGTCTGACGGTGCGTCAATTTTTATTGTGGGTGTCGGTTTGGTTGTCGGCTTTATTGTGCCTGTGGAAAGTCTCTTGTTGACCTGAGCGGCGATATCTGACATACGGCTGTAAAGGTATGCACCGGGACAAGCCGTATTTGCAAAATCCCTGTGTACGGTCATATTGCAGCCGTTGCGGTGGTTAACTCGGTTACTCTTGTTATCGGACCACACAAGCCATTTGATGTCGTTACGCTTGCAGATGTCGGTTACAAGTGTTATGAGCGCACTATATGCCTTATCTGTGACCGCATACGGCGGCTTTGTGTCCGAGGCAACTTCAATTGTGATTGCTCTGTGGTCGTTTGATGGAGAGGACGACGTCCACGCTCTGTGATTCTCTGCAACCGAAAGACCGATCGAACCGTCACGACCGACAACATAGTTTGAGGAAACCTCTCTGTCGGTATTGTAAAAATAATCGCAACCCTGCTTTGCCGTGACCTGTCCGACGTAGCAATGGATTGTGATCGTGTCGATCTTGTTCCTGCGAGGGTCGTAATTGCCGGTCAGTCGCTGATATGTAGCAAGTGAGCTGTTACTCATATTCACTCACCTCTTCCGTTTGTGAGTTCGGGGCTGTTTTTAACGTCATCGGCAACCTGCGCGTTTTTCGTAAAGCTGTTGTTCTTCCACCACGCGACGATTGATGCGCCGACGGTGAAAGCGTATGTAACATACTCCTGCCACCGGTCAATGTCGATTGCTTCGGTGCGCTTGCCGAGGATTACGGCAAGCTGGCTGATGAGAGCAAGAATGAGAACGAGAGTTCTCGCCCATGTCTGCGCCGTTACGCCCTTAAGATTGATTTTTTTCATTTGAGATTCCTCCTTATTTGGTTAAAAATGTAATTAAAGCCGTAATTATAGCGTTCACAATTCCGGTCACAACGACCGCAACAACCGTGTCCGATATTTTGTCGGCTCTTTTCTTGGCTGATTCTGCCGGCTGATGTTCAACGTCTGTCAAGCGGTGTGATATGTCGTCGAGCTTATTGTTGTTCTGCTCGAGCATTTCTCTGTTGTCAGCCGTTTGATTAGCAATTTTTTCAACCGCAGCCACGAGTTTACGGAACTCTTTTTGTTCGTCCTTTATTTCTTTGATATAGTGAAACAAAGTAACATTTTCACTTTCGAGCTTTGCAAGTCGCTCCTCTGTCGATATATTTTCGCCCATCCTCTCACCTCACATCAGCCCGAGGGCTTTAAGGATAACGGCACAGAGCGGCAAAATCACATTAAATGCGATCGCCGAAGCACCGACGTAGATAATTGTGTCTATGAGTTTATTGCCTGTTGGCTGTAACATAGTTTGACCTCCTTAAATTAAACCAAAACTGCAACGTGGTAAACCGTTGATGATGTGGTTGTAAATGATATTTTTCCGTCCGAAAATTCCGCTGAGCAGTCCGCCCCCGAATCATCCTTTGCAGTCAGATTATATGGCAGCTTATTAAGCCATAACTGCATAACACCGTCGTCAAAGCCCCTGTCACTACCGCTCAGACGGATGTCGGCAATTGTGATTTTGTTGTCAGCCTGTGTGACGGTGGCGGTATATCTTCCAGCCGCAAACTCATCTGTAAGCGTTGCCGTACCGTCAGTCACAGTTACCTTGAGGCTATACCTCTGCGGCTCATACGGGATCATTAAAGACTGCATATGCAGTCCCGATAATCCACAAGCAACGGCTTTTGCGTACTCCTCATAGTTTTTTGCGATCGCTCCGTAAACAAGCACATTCTTTTCCTGCGCATAAGATAGGGCAGCGGCTGAATTGCTCAAGGTTGTATCTGAGTTGTCGAACGGGAAAGCAAAAATCGCAACCATACAGTTGCCAAGCGACAACGCTGTGTTTATGTGGCTTGTAGTCAAGGCAACTTGACTGTTAAGGACGTTTGACAGCATTATGTCACTGTTCAAAGTTCGAAATTTTTGCAGTGATTCGAGCGTAAAACTGTTTATGATTGCGTTGCCGAGCATATTGTATTTTTTAAGGCAGTCAAGCACGATCGGGGCGATCGTGTCTATATACTCATCACGCACCGTTATGTAAGCAACTTTGTTGTACTCTCGGCAGATTTTGACATAATCCTCAAAAGTAGCAACCTTGCAGTTATGCCCCAACGCAGTAGCCATAGCCGCAGAGTTGGAATACAAATGCGACTGACACTGCTCAAGCGTAAGCTCTCTGATCGGCGTGCTGTTTGACGCAACGTAACCTTTGATATAACCATCATCGGTAAATGTAAACCCCGCATCGTGGCACATAATCAGCTTATCATCCGAGGTAATTCGGACATCTCCCTTGATCGCATCAAACCCGAGCTTTGCGGCTGTCAGATATGTCTCAAGGGTGTTCGCCGGGGCAAAGCCAAATGTTGAATATGAGATTTTTAAAAACTCATTGTAAAAACGGGGCTTAGCAGTTACCGCAGGAAGTTCCTTTGTGTCAACAACAAGACGGGGCAGCTTGAACTTGCCGCCCACCTTACCATACGGCACAAACTCGGCGTTGTAATCCGTTTTGTCGGTTGACGCCCAGATCATTACCTGCGGTGTCCTGTCGGGATAATTTGCCGTAAAATTTGTGATGTGGAATCCGATGTAAGCCGCACCGGATATATGAGTAAGCATTACTGTGCCGTTGTCTGCCGTGTACTGCTCGTCGACGGCATAGCCTAAATACTTTCCGTCAGCGTCATATTTAAAGACATAAATATGACTGGCATTCGCCGACAAATATCGGTAATACAGCACATTGTATTCTTTGGTGCTGTCAAGTTGGATCAGTGCTTTTGTACGACACATTTTGTCCGACGTTTCAGCCACACCCTTTGTAAAATTGTATTTACTGCCGTGTGTGATGTTTGCAGGATCAAAGAGGTTTGCGGTCAGATATTGTATATCTGACAAAGCCTCAATATCCGACTTTTGCGTGTACTCTGCGTCATTATCCAGCTGCGACAATTTCGTCGGTATGCTTGTGATTGCCTTTTTAATGTTTGCAATCAGGGCGTCTAAACGGGTTTTAATATCATCCGTCATACAACCGCCTCCTGTTCAAAAATATTTTCAAGCCCGCTTAACAGATAGGTTAACTCTTCCGCATCTCCGACAACCGCCGTTCCGGCGACGCCTAAAATGGTAACGCCATCGACAATGTTTTCCGGCTTGATGTTACTGTCTATAGCCGCTGTGACGGCTTTAACGGTGAGCTCGCCGATACAGTTAAAGCTATAACCCGTTGTAAACTGATCGGAATCATGATATGTGTATTTTTTGGTTTCGAGTGCTGGCTCGACAGCAAAGTCTGTTGGTAATAACAGCGTGCTTGGGACATTTACGTAGATTTGCGTCCAGTATTCGGGTGGTGGCAACGTTCCGTCGGGATTTTCTGCCTGAATAGTGTCGGGATAAAGACCATTCCGGCGGACAGTAAGCTCTTTTGGCTCAAGAGCTTTAACTGTTACCTTTGAGATTGCATTTTTTCCCTCAGGCGGATTTATAACGGTGTCACTGCCGTACACTCCGTCAACAGTCACATCCCCCGCATTGAGCAGTTTTGCGGCGGCGATCCGCTTAACAATATCGCTGATTGTGGCACCCGTCAGATCCTCCCCAAACAGCTTTGACGCCGCCTCCACAAGCTCGGTAAAAATGTTTTTACCGAAGTCAAGCGTCGGAAACAGCGTAAATGTGTACGGAATTGACTTCCATATGACTCTGTCGCCGTCTTTGAGGACAAGCTGTAAAGCAAGCGTATTGTCCGTCAGAACCTCACTCGGCAGGTCAAAGGTATCGTTTGATACCGCATAATTAAAACTGCCCTGTGCGGTCACACAGACGATATTTTTGTCGTACCCCTGCAACGATAAAGGGAGCAGAAACAACAGCGTCGTTGCGTTCTTCTCCCCTATCGTACCGAGGTTGCTGTACTGTGGAAACAGCCCCCTCCGCTCACTGACTGTGATTTTGTTAATCATTTAGTTTGCTCCTTTCTTAAGTCCATACTGCGGACTTGTTGTAAACAAGCATAAACTCAAAAGTAGTATTTGCGGATGCAGACAAATGTGGGCGCACCCATATAGTACCGTCCTCTCGCACCCAGGCCGAACACTCTCCGGTATTACCTTGTATACCGATAGTAGCTAATGAATTTCCCGGCGCCATTTCTGCGGGGATACTTCCGATTTGTTTAGCAACGCCGCTACTGACAGCTGTCAGACAAGATACGTTGGCGTATAATGTGATAACATTTCCCTGCTTTGAGGCTGTCACTCGCACCACTTCCGTTTTATCAGCGGGGGTAAAAGTTATGTTCTCAGCAGGGATATCAATATATCCGCTCTCGGAAACCGAAATATCTGTAACCGTTCCATCTGATCCATACAACTGAATATTTAAATCACCGTCGGCGTTCTCATCAACTGTCATAGCCAGCGAGCCGTTTTCTTTGTACAGCTTGAAATAGTTGTTTTTGTAGGAATGTATATTTACTGCCTTTAATAAATCGGCATTCATATTAACTTCCATTTCATCTTTTTCGGATACCTTGCCGAATGCAACGCCTTTGCCCGATGAATTGAAATCCATCAAAGTAAATGCCGTCGGTACCTCAATGTCGCACACCGTTGTTTTAAAGAAATCCGCAACTTCAAGCCTTATAACATATGAATAATCACTGGAAATTACAGGCGCTGATTTATACGCATGAGTTTTGGAATGTATAAGGGAAGCCTCCCCTGATTCAAAAGTCGTGAACTCTGTTTCATCGGATCTTCTGTACTTCAGCTTATATGTTCGTGGGTTCTCATGCTCTCCGCTTTGATTATCAATATTACTTGTGGAATAGTGTATTTTTACCGATATCCTTTCACCGTCTTCAGCTTCGTTTCCTGATGTATCAATACGCTTAACTGCCATACTGTAAATTGTGGGAAAGTCATATTCTGCTACCGCAACGGTGTTTGTAGCAGTCGCTGTGCGCCCCCTGCTGTCCGTTACCGTTGTATCTACGGTGACATCCCCTGCAACCGTAAGCAACGCCGAAACAAAAGAGGTACCGTTGTAAACAACACCTTGTATTTTCGTTTCAACTTTTGTAATGCTGCTCCCTGCGGCACCGACGGCGTTAATCGAAACAGCTAATACCGAATTATTCTGAACAAAGACAGTAAAATGATTTTTCAACTGCTCTGCACCCTCGGTAATTGAAACTGAATTTATAACCGGCACTACGGATGACGGGATTTTCAATGTCAGATTTGCCGTTTTTGTACCAATAAGTGCAGAGCCGTTATATGTTTTGCAAGTAATTACACACGTTCCGCTTACCGCATTAGGAATTTGCGCCGCAAGGTCTGACGGGATTGACCATACCGCACTTGTACCTACGCCTGTGCCAATTGTGCCAGATGCTTTCCCAAAAGAATAAGTAAGCGTATGCGTGAACGAATCTGCCGCGCGCTTCAAATTAATTGTTATGCCCGATCCCGTTTCTGCACTTGTTGTTGAAAACGTAGGTGTTGTCGCTCGTGGGATTGACACTAATGCTACTGTCTGGGATTTTTGAACAATTCCGACTGAAATATCGGTATCCATCCACGTCCTGACTTTTACCGATGCCGTTCCGTCGGCTCTGTGCGGAACGACGATTGTTATATCAAGGATTGTGTTTGTTGTGTTCTGCGGTAATGTGTATTTTACAGAATATTTCTTTTCTGCACCACTGTTGACGGAAACGTAATAATATGCGGTTCTGCTATATCCGTTTCGTGAGCTACCGCTTTGTGTGCTCGTCCATTTTATTCTGACATTCGAGAAGTTACCGGCAAAATCTCTGCTTTGCTGTGTAACCGTTAAATTTTGTGATACGCCCATTTATTCCACCACCTTTTTGAAAGATAGATTTCCATTTGCACGGGGGAGGAACGCAAATTTGCCTAATTTTAAAGAATTGATAAATTCACCGTCGTAAACATATAGTTTTCGACCGCTGAAATAAGCAACTTCCGCACCGTCCTCGTAGAATGAATTTTTATTGTTTGAAATTCTTTGACCGAACTTATTGCCCTTCTGACCGAGGATAATATCACCGTCTTTGAATTGAATGTACTTTTGTATCAATTCAAATTGACTGTCTGTGCCGCTTTGATAATTTTCAAGATCGGTACTAAGTGAATTAAAGCGCATTTCCCAGCCTGCGGCGGTTTGCTCAAATTCAGACCATTTTCCTATAAGCTCCTGGCCGTCTTCTTTTGAATAATAAATATCCGATACGGTACTTAAAATAGAGCCTTCGGTTGCCGTAACCTTAGCGTCCATTTTTCTTTCAAGATCAACAATTGTCTGTGAACGGCTGATTTCAATGTTTGTATCAATATGCCGCTTTGTTTCATCGGATTTTATTCTGTTATCCTCCGTGAAAGAGTAGAACGTTTCGCCTAAAGTGAGCTTATTATCGGCCGGGTTCAGAAGTTTGATCGACAGCTTTTTTATCAGATAATTTTCCGATAGATTATGTGGTCCACTGGTAGTTGTTACATACCTACCGAGCCGGAAAGCGTTAAAATCCTGCCCTGCGGCTGATAAGTCGGCAGCGGTCAGTTCTATTGACTGACTGAGCAAAATACTTTTTGCAAGTTTCTGTTTGGCTTTTCGTAATAGATTTGTCGGTTCAGTGACATTTTCCCACTTAACCATTTTGAAAATCTTTCCATATGTGTTCTGTGCTACCTTTGAAAAAACGCAATCACCGACTTTGCAGATATCCTCTGTGGTTTCGTCATCGAGACCTGATATCGTGACAACTGTTGAAACCTGTGTTGTCTCCCCTGTTGTCTCATCCGTCACATCTTCAGTAAGTGTAGCACCGATCGGTATAATGCCTGTTGCAATATCTTCACCTTTGCGTTCCTTTTTCAGTTCAAGCAGGTTTTTCCCGAATTTAATCGGCTGATTACTAAGCGTTGAGAAATCGGCAAGATAATCAAGATAATTACCGTCCGCTTCGTGTCTGACCCACAAATAACCACCGTGTGTGGATATTAAGCCTTGATTGATCAAATCCCAAGTGGTCGAATATTCGGTATCGGATCTTGCGATATAATCGTTATCATCCTTGACTGTGATATTGCCGAGTTTAAAGCGATGTTCTTCATCAACCTGTTCATTGTGATTTGCAAGCAAGAAACGCAAGTACGCTTCGGGCGTTGCAGGAGACGTATCAGATGCTGGAAAGGTAAACGGGCGCTGAACGGAATCAAGCAAAAAGGCAAGTTCACCCTCACAAGCGACCTGCCTTTCGTTATACCAACCGACTTCGTCGTTCAGGATTCGCCCTCTAAAAACAATCAATTCATCTTGATACACCGTAATTATAGGTTTCAGCTTTTGTATCTTGTCATAATTCGGATGATCGGGATAAATCGTAAAAGTAAAAGCTCCTGTCTTGTTCAACTCAAGTTCGAGCGTCGGGTCAATGAGCTTCAGCGATTCGATCTGAGTATCAAGCAATAAATAATTGCCGCATATAACACGATACCTCATCACAAGCTACCCTCCCTGTACACGGCTTTGATAATTGTACCTTTCTCTGTCGTTACAACCTTGATCTTGTTCTGTCCTCTATGCAGTTCAAATTCCGGGATTGTGTGCTGCGTATTTGCGGCTATGGCAATTGTTGTACCATTATAATTCAATGACACAGCGTGATCCGCAGTAATTATCGGTACGACTGATTTTCTTGCGTTGCTGCAAATCAGCTCATCCGCCGCATTGTAACGTGCATAAGGCTTTGTATCCTTTCCCACATACATCATCAGATCTGAATATGTAACGGGGAACGAAGAGTTTGACGCAGGATACAACGAAATTAAGATATACGCCGCATTTTCAACGGTTTGGAAACTTAACGTTCCGTTGGCTGTTGTTGATTTTAACGATGCCCCTGAAGCGTCGTATTGATTGACATAATATCTCCCGCCCGAACCAAAGCGGATTGTTACCCAAGTGGATTCGGTAATCGGTATCTTAGGTGATGTTACCTTTACATTTTTCGTGAAAACAATTTTATCTTCACTTTCTGCAAGGTATCCTGTTCCGCTGCCCCACATTTTAAAGTGCGGACAAATGTTGTCGTTGTCGGAAACACCGTATGTGACTTGTACAACGGTTTCATTTTTCTTCATTCGATAAGGTTCACAATTACATTCAACGTCAATTGTGGATATGCCTTTATTAACATACCAGTCGCCAACCGAAATTCTTCCGTAAAAATAAACATCGGGATCGTCGGACAAAACAATTTTCATTTTCTGCCCATGCAAAAGATTTTTTACCGTTGAGTCAAATGCCGTTGCGGGATTTATAGCCGTAAACTGGAATTTCAACGGCCTGTTTGAATATTTAGGCTCACCAAAATACTCTGTAAAATCAAGCTCACCGTCTGAGCCCGGCAAATCTATTGTCGAGGTTTTTACAGACGGCGAACCAATTGTTTTTGAGGACAGTATCAAATTCAAATCGGAATAAGAGTTAAATTCTCCGAATGTTACTGTATTCATTACTGTCCACGCTCCTTCATTCTGTTAATATCGCCGAGCTTTTTATCAACCTTCGGCGTGATTTTTGCGACAAGCGTACCGTCATCAAGAACCATTTCACGTTCAAGATTATCAAGTATCTCCGGGAAATACCGGGCAAGCATTGATATTAGCTTGTCGAGATAATAAATAATGCCGGCATTTTCGTTCTGAACGGCATTGCGTATCATTGCCATAAGCGTACTTGAACCCGCAACAACTTCCTGACCTGCTTCTCCTCCGCCCATAAGATTACCGTTCGGATTTACTCCGAAAATAGTCGGCTGATTTAAAAGCATGGCATTTTTCATTGCCTTTGCATACCAATCAATCGACAATTTTGGAACCGATGGGGGATTCAAACTAAAACTACCCTTAATTGAAAAGTGCGGGAGTTTGATGTTTGGAAATTTCAGCTTTAACTTGTCAAAAAATCCCTTGATTGCATTCAAGCCATTTTGAACTATTGATTTTGCCTTGTTTATCGGTGTTTCAATCGAGCTTTTCACCGCATTAAATGCGCTCGAAACCGTCGATTTGATACCGTTCAAAATATTCGAAATAGTTGTCTTAATCGCATTGAACACATTGGAAATAGTTGTTTTTATTGCGTTTATTATCGGCACAATAACATTTTTAATTGCATTCCACGCCGTTGAAATTATGCTTTTAATCGCATTCATAACGGTTGTTATGACATTTTTAATC